GGGGTGGGGTGGGGATAGACCTAGAACACTCGCTCGACCCATTCCCCGGCCGGTAACCCCGTCTCGAACGCGTGTAACCTCGGCGCTCGGACCCCGGTTCGGCGTGTAACCCCGGCGCCAATCGCGTAACCCCGCGCGACTTTATGCGCTGAAAACCTCGCCGGGCGCGTCGCCCCCTGTCACGGCACCGGAAGTCGGCCGGATCGCTCCTAGGGGCGTTTCCGGCGAAATGGCGCGTCAAGCCACCAACACGAGCGCGTCAACACGTTGATTGCGTGTCAAAGTTCGGGTCGTGGCGGCGCTCGCGCGAGACGCATTCGAGTTTTGGGTAACGCTTGGCGAAGGACGCTCCGTCGCCGCGGTCGCGAGTTACTTCGGGGTCAACGATTCGACAGTTCGGAAGGTGATGGAGCGCGAGCAATGGGACGCGCAGTTGGCCGCGATGGAAGCCGAGTCGGCGCGGCGCACGAAAGCGCATCTCGTCGACGAAATGGTCGAGATCAACCGACGGCACTTGACGGGGCTCCGCGACCTTCAAGCGCGGGCGCTCGCGGCGCTTCGGCGGTTTCCGCTCGCGACGGCGAAAGACGCGGTCGTCGCGTACTCATTCGCGCTCCGACTCGAACGCGAGATCGTCGAGTCGGGACGGCCGCCCGCGGGTGGGCTCCTCCCCGGCTCGAAGTTCAAGGAGGAGCATTCGAAGTGGATGCGCGCGGACGCGAGCGTTGTCAAGACGATTGACGCGACGGTGACGTCGATCCCGCCCGAGACGCCGGCGGTTCCCGAAACGCCGCCCCCTTCTCCGGAGTCCGGCACTTGACGCCCGCGGTGTTTGACAAGTTCGCGGTGTTCGAGTCGATCGGCTACAAGCCGCACGCGGGACAGCTCGCCGTTCACCGCTCGCGCGCGCCGCGGCGGGTCCAAGCGTCGGGGGTGCGGTGGGGAAAGACAACGTGTTCGGCGATGGAGGGGTTAACGGCGATGCTCGAGCCGAAGGAGCGTTCGGTCGGGTGGGTCGTGGGTCCGACGTACGAGCTCGCCGACAAGGTGTTTCGCGAGATCGATTACAAGATCGGCGCGGAGATGCCGCACCGGATCGTGTCGCGGCGCATCAACGACAAGAAGCTCGTCATTCGAAACCTCGGGGGCGGGACGTCGGAGATCCGGGCGAAGTCGGCCGACAACGATACGTCGCTCCTCGGGGAAGGACTTGACTGGCTTATCGTCGACGAAGCGGCGCGACTGCGCGGGTCGGTGTGGGAATCGCACTTGACGCAGCGATTGATTGACAAGAAGGGGTGGGCGATGCTCATTTCGACCCCCAAGGGGAAGGGGTGGTTCTACGATCTCTTCCGGCGTGGACTTGACGGACCCGATCGCGACCCCGACTTCGAGTCGTGGAACTGCGCGACGGTGATGAACCCTTTGATCGACCCCGCCGAGCTCGTCAAGCTCAAAGCGTCGCTCCCCGACCGTGTTTACAAGCAAGAGTTCGAAGCGCAATTCCTCGAGGGGTCGGGGATGGTGTTCCGCAACGTCCGCGACTGCGCGACGGGGGCGTTCGAGGAGCCGAAGCCGGGGGAGGACTATTACGCGGGACTCGATCTCGCGAAGGTCGACGACTACACGGTGTTGACAATTATGACGCGCGACCGGCGCGTCGTGTACGTCGACCGCTTTCGCAAGATGCCGTGGTCGGCGCAAGTGACGCGAATCAAAGCCGCGGTTGACAAATACGACGTTCACGCGACGGTCGTTGACACGACGGGACCGGGGGAGCCAATTTACGAAGCGCTCCGCGCGGAAGGACTTTTCGTCAAGTCCTACAAGTTCAGCGCGAAGTCAAAGCCGGACCTCATCAACAACTTGTCGTTGTTCTTCGAGAAAAAAATAATCACGATCCCCGCGCCGAAGCTTTGGCCGGAGGGTATTGACGAGCTTGAAAGCTACGAATACAACACGACGCTTGCCGGCACTTTACAAATGTCGGCGCCGGTTGGGTACTTTGACGACTGCGTCATTTCGCTCGCGCTCGCCGCGTGGCAATGCAAACCTTCTCTCGAGCCGGTGTTCGCGTTCGCATGACACGAGAACTTGTCCCCCTCCTTGACAGCAACGGCGGTGTCCTTTCGGTCGTCGAGCGCGTCGCAACGCAAGATTACAAAATCTCCCTCGGGACGGGACCCTATCAGGGCGGCGCTCAAATGGCCGCGTACTTTCAAACGCCGTACTACGCGCTTCCGCACTCGTCAAGCGTCTCGGACCCGTTCCGTCAACACGCGTGGTTTCGTGCGATCCTCGAGCGCAAAGCGGACGCGCTCGCGTCGGTGCCGGCGCGGATGATGGTTGGCGTCAAGGGAAACCGGACGGAGGAGCGACCCGACTACGCGTTTGACAAGTGGGCGCGGTTCTTCACACGGCCGAACCCGGAGCTTTCTTGGCAAGAGTTCATCTCCGTCCATATCTTCCAAAAGCGGCTTTACGGTCAAGCGCTTTGGGTGTCCATGGCGGGCGGGAGTCCGGCGCCGATTGACAAAGCGGACGAGATCAACTTTCTTGACGCGGCGATGTATCTCCCCGAGCGCGACGAGAAAACGAAACTCATCGCGCGATGGGTTCCGCGTCAAGGGTCGTCGCTCCCGCCGTTCCCCGCGGAAGCCGTCCACGCGTTTCGGGTTCCGCACCCCTACGTTGGCGACGTGCCGTGTCCCCCGTGGAAAGCCGCGGGGTTGTCGATGAACGTTGACATGGTGTTCGAAGCGGCGAACCTCGAGTTCGGCAAACGCGGCTTCTCGCTCGGCGGGTGGATCATCGGCAAGGAGTGGGACAAGAACTCGGCGCACGCGGCGCAAAAGGTGTTGACGGATCGCTTCGCCGGTGCTGACAAAGCGGGAACGTACGCGGTCCTTGGCGGGATGGGTTCCGAAATACAAATCATCCCGAACACGTCGAATCACAAGAACATGGAGTTTGTCGAGGGTGCGCGGTGGAATCTCGAGAAGCTCCTCGCGATCGAAGGGGTGCCGTTGTCATGGGTTTCCAAGGGCGGCGACCTCAACAACTCGACGCTCGTCGGTGAGGACGCCGGCGCTTGGCTTCGCACGATCGAACCCGAGCTCGCGCAAATCGAAGATTATTTTTGGTTCTATGTTTTCTCGAAGGTTGACAAGGGTCGGCGTTGGATGGCGTTCGACCGCGACGCGGTGCCGGCGTTCCGCGCGGCGCGCATGTCGGCAAAGCTCGAGGACGCGAAGAAGCTCCAAGAGTTGCACTACCCCGTTAACACCATCAACGAAAAGCTTTCGCTCGGGATGCCGGTCGTCAAGTGGCTTGACAAAGCTTATGCAAACGGCGCGCTCCTCCCGGTCGATTTCATCGCCAAGACCGAGGAGACGTTCGAAAAGTACGGGGACCCCTCGCCGCAGGTGACGACCGTCAAGACCGTCGAGGAGCCGGCGAATCCGAACGTCGAGAAGTCGGCGGCGAACGCGAGCGTCAACGAAAAACCCCGCGCGTCCGCGCGCGCGAGTTCAAACCGCGCGTGGAAAGATTGGGTCGAGCGCGTCCTTGACCCGAACGAGGGTCGGTTCAAGAAAGAGATGGTCGCGCATTTCAGCGCGCAGCGCCGCGCCGTGCTGTCAAACCTTGACAGGACGTTGAACCGCGCGCTTTCCGAGGAGGAGGTCGACGCGATCTTGTTCGACCTCGAAGAGTGGAACGAAAAACTCTTGACGCGGACGGAGCCGATTTACAAGCAAATCGTTGCGGACGCCACGACCGACGTCGCCGCGGACCTCGGCGGACTTGACGTGTGGAGCGAATCGAATCCGGTCGTGACGAACGTCCTCGCAAAGCGCGGCGCGCTCCTTGTCACCGTCAACGAGACGACGCGCGATGCGCTCCGCGAAGCGCTCGTCGCGGGGAGTCAAGCCAACGAGACGCCGGTCGAGCTCGCCGGCCGTATCAACGCCGTGTTCAATGACGGGATGCGCGCGCGGAGCTCGGCGATCGCGCGGACGGAGACGGCGTCGACGACGAACGAGATCCGCGCGGAAGCGATGAAAGCCGAGGGGATCGAGCGTCACCAATGGGAAGCCGCGGGGGACGAAGCGACGCGCGAGTCGCACCTTTCCGTCAACGGCGAAATCCGCACGATCGGCGAACCCTTCTCGAACGGACTCCTCGAGCCGGGCGACGCGTCGGCACCGCCCGAGGAAGTTGTCAACTGCCGATGTCGCGCGCTCCCCGTTATTGACAACCCGACATGAACGACGCACGCAAACGCTACATCGCCGAGCGAATCAAAGTCCTCGAGGACGAGATCGCGCGACTCCGCAAGGAGTTACTTGACGCCGGCGTCATCTTGACACAACCCGAACATGCGCGCGGTCCGTGGTCTCTCACGGGAAACCGCGGCACTTCTCCGACCTCCAATGACAACGAAAACACAATTCCCGAACACTTCGATTGACAAGCCGTTCGTCGTCCGCACCTTCTACGCGAAGCCGGTCGCGGAGACGCGCAACACTTACGCGCTCGCGACCGAAACCTACGTCGAGCAAGACGGGTGGGTCCTCCTCGCCGACGGCGCGCGTCAACAACGCGAAGTTCTGCCGGCGCTTTGGAACCACAACATTGACAAGGTCGTCGGGAAATGGACGAACTTCCACACGGAGGGGAACGAGGTCCGCGCGGAGATCGAGTGGGTTGACACCGAGATCGGCAAGGACGTTCGAAAACTGCACGACGCCGGCATCGCGGCGACGTCGATCCGTTTCGACATCACGCATTGGCGGCACTTTGATTCGAAGGACCGCGAGCGCTACCAAGTCCCCGAGGGGTCCTCGTGGGGCGGCGTCGCCGAGCGGTGGATTGCTCCCGAAGCGAGCTTTGTTTCGATTCCCGCGGACCCGAACTCGGGTCCCCGCGCGCTCCGCACGCGCGCGGCCGAAGTCATCGGCGAAGCCGGCGTCAATCGTCTCTTCGGCGAGGACTCCGAAAAATCATCGACACAACCCCGTCAACATGATGCCGGGGTCGTAGATTTCGAACGTCGCGTTTTCGAACGTCTCGAGCGTCTCCAATCGGGACTTGACGAACTCGCGGAAAAATTGACGGTCGTGGCGGCGCGCGTCAGCAATCGCGACGTGCAGCAAAACACCAAC